GGCCCCAAATGGAGGAGTACCTAGTGGACCTCCGGGAGTCGATGATTCGGGCCGTGGTAACGGCACAATCGGAGTCGGAACTGCGCCAAGTGCAGGGGAAGCTGGGTTTACTGGAAATGCTCCTCAAGTTGAAGGATAGTCACGAGGCAGTAGTGAAAAATGATGGATAAAATCACACAACCTAGAATGTCAAGTGGCGGAACAGTGACAGAACAAGTCTACGGCCAAACACGAAGCACTCCGTACAGCATGGACGAATACTTACGCGGTAGCATGTACGACTTTCCGGGCATCAATGTAGATGTTGCTCCAGCAGCAGGAGAAGATTCTACTACTAATCCTGCGTCTCCTGCACCAAGTGTTTTAAATCCTGTCGGGACAGGAGGCGGTGGCGCATCTAGTCCATTTACCAGCTATTCTGTAGCAACAGGCTTACCATCATTCGGATACGAAGACATAGACCCCGTAGACTTCATAAGCAAGTTTGAAAAGACTTCTCCGAAAGCAAAGGGTCGCAGTGACGACTCATTTCTAAAGTTTGGCATTAATCAGCTAGACCCAAAAAACATACCACTGGGCGTTGCTTCACTGGCAATACCGGGTGCGGCTGCGTTTGGTATAGCTGCAGCAGAACTAAATCGTCGATCACAAAAGAAAACAGCCGACGCAATTATGGCTACAGGCAAGACAGGCGGTTCTATGTATACGTTTCAGGGGCAAACAGTTCACCGTCTTCCCGGAACTAAGCAGTTCAACGGAACGCTAGGAAACATGACTAGCGCAGAACACTACCGCTTCGACGAGATTAGACGCGGTTTTATTCCGGGAACGATGGTCGAAACAAAATCACGGGTTGGAAGTTTAGATGCTGCTATGGGGCAGAGTAATGAATACATACGCACAGGCAAAAACACCATAGCTTACGACGCGGGTTTTGGTGCAGGCATGGATGCGTTCGGTACTGTTCACAGCGCATCCGGCCCGCAGGGTGGTAGTGCGAGTGCGGCAACGGCTCTTCGTGAACAACTCTACCGTGAAAACATGAATCGTTTGGGCTTAACGATAGACGAAAGCAGGGTAGCTAGTGAAGCCCTATCTATGAAACAGGCTCTCGACGCAGGCATGAGGAACAGTCAATACCACGGCGGATTTACCCATAAGGCAAGCAATCTGAGTGACGAGGACTACGCAGCCGCTCAAACCCTGTCACAACAGATTATTCAACGTCATCTCAACGCAAATACTCAATCGGGTCGAGCAGCAGGAGCAGCTAGACAAGCAGAAGCAGATAAGAAAGCCGCTGAAGCAACTCAACGTATTAAAGAACAAGAAGCCCAACGACAGGCTACACTGCAACAGTACGATGAAGAGGATGACGGAGGTAGTTATGGTGGCGGACGTGACTTTAGCGTTTCTACGGCTCAGCAAACAGCCGGAGACAGGTATCAAGCAATGGCTGATAGGGGCTACTCCGGTTATCCTTTTGCTGATGGTGGCCGTGTCGGCATGCAGATGGGCGGAACCGCTCCACAGACTGCACCAGCAGGCTTCGTAGAGCGTCCGCCGTCACAGGTATCCGAAGCGGCTACTGTGGCTGACGACAAACCTATGAGCGTCCCAGAGGGCACGTTTGTCATCAACGCTGCAGCCGTCGAGTTTGCTGGTGAGGGTGACATTGCCAAGATGCTCAAGGATGCCTACGCAAAAGCTGGTAAACAGGGATCAGCAGCACCATCTAAAGAACAGATTGACGTGGCCGTGTCTCGTGGCGAGGTTATTGTGCCCCCAGCAATTGCCAAGATTATCGGCTATGACCGACTCGAAAAAATTAACAATCGCGGCAAGAAAGAAACGAAGGATCGCATCAAAGAGAACGGACAGGGTCGCAAGGGTGCTGCAGGGGGTGGATTCCTCACCAGAAAAAAGCTGGCAAACGGCGGTGAAGCCCAAGACATCTATGAAGACAAAATCATAATAGATGAAGTTCGCAGGAAGATGGATGACCTCTTAAAGAATCTGCCGGATGATGTAAAAGTGGATAGCCGATATTACGGCGATGATTATCCTGCCCGACGAGACTTTCACAGGCAGCTAGCTATCTTAAATGACGCCGATCCTGACGCATTTAATATGCGGGCGTTTGCTTCAGAGGAAAGGGGTCTAATAAATGTACCTCAGACTCCAACGCTTTTTAATCTCTACGCTATGGCGGAAGAGATTGCACACTTAGAGGCTTCTAGATACAGACGCCCAGAGACTGAAACTGTTAAAACTTTACGGGCCGATGAACAGTCTCTTTTTGCCTCTATTCCCGGCACTGAAGGGGATATGAGGAAACACTACGGAGCATACGAGCAGGGGGGATTCCTCTACACTCCTAGTCAAATAGCAAGTATGTCCGACAAGGAAAAGGCTGAGATACAAGATACCTATGGAGTTCCGGCGGATAAAGTAAGAAATACTTTTAGCTACCCTGATTACTTTGAGCTAGAACAAGATTATTTAGAAGAAATAAGAGCAAAGAGCATCGCGTTTCAGACGGTGTTTGGTAAACTAGATAAAACAAGTAGCAAAAACGTAAAAGAAAACACAAAAACCGGAAGAGCTATAGACTTGGCAGAATCATCATACGGAGAGAATTTTGCCAAGTACATTCTGGCTACTGCTAGTCCGACGCTTCAAATCGCAATATTCCACAAACATCCTGAACTCAGAGAACGATACTTTGACGATCAGGGACGTTTTAAGAAGCGGAATATACAGCCTGATGCCGACTTTAGGATGGTCATGGTGGCTGAAGACGAAGAGGCTAGAAAGCGTTCCCTTAAGGAATTCAAAGAAGCTGACGACAGAAACATCGTTGTAAAAAATCTCACCAGTCCTCGAAAGTCTACTTTTATAGAGGGCTACGGACGAATTCCAGCTTCTGAATAATTCGCTGGCTACCCGCTAACAACGGCCCCAGCACAACCGGAGCGGCTACCTACACGCCAAAGTAGCCCCGCTATCAAGAGGTAATAAAATGGCAAAAGCAAGAGGCCACCGTGCCAACAAACCTAACGACTCATTCGGAACAATCAACAATGACTCGTTATATCGTGGGAAGCACCGCGAAGATGTCTACAAGGATGACGACGAAGACAACGGAGCGGAAGAGACTGTAGAAGCACAAGATGCGGACCCCGAAGAGGCTACTCCGCAACAAGCAAGCAGTTTCGTAGAACAAAAGCAAGAAGCTGAACACGACTACAAGAAACGATACGACGACCTCAAACGTCACTACGATACAAAGGTAAACGAATTCAAGCAGGAAATCGCGGAACTAAAAACGGCTATGCAATCTCCTCAAGCACAGATGCCACAGGGGGTAGCAATGCCAAAAACTCCGGAAGAACTGCAAGCGTTCAAAGACCAGTATCCAGAAGTGTTCGAAGTCGTACAAACCGTTTCATCCTATCAGGCTGAGTCACAGGTTGCCGAACTCCGGGAGGAACTAGGCACCATCAAAGAGCGTGAAAAGGAACTCGAAAAACAGAAGGCTTACCAGCAACTGCTCAATCATCACTCAGACTTTGACGAGATCAAGTCAGATGAAAAGTTTCTTTCGTGGCTCGAAGAACAGCCTGAGTCAATCTCAGATGGCATCTACAAAAACAATACGGATGCTAAATGGGCGGCACGGGTCATAGACCTCTACAAAGCCGATACTGGTGTACCGGCAAAAAGGAAGAGAACCACAAAACCTTCTGCAGCAGATGCAGTTACTAAGACCTCCGCGAGAGAAGTAGCGACTGCAAAAGTAGACGGCAAGGTGTGGAAGGCTTCCGAAATCCGCAGCCTCAAGCCGTGGGAGTTCGAGAGACTTGAAGAAGAACTCGACGCCGCACGTCAAGAGGGACGGATCGACCCCAACAACTAACCTAACCTCAAACAGGAAGGAAAGAACCAATGGCATTCAATAGTGCTTCAGGTTATAATAACCTGCCTTCCGGTAACTTCGCACCGGAAATCTTTAGCCAAAAGGTTCTCAAGTTCTTCCGTCGTGCTTCGGTTGTAGAAGACATTACAAATACCGACTACGCGGGCGAAATTGAAAACTTTGGCGACACGGTTCGCATCATCAAAGAACCAACAGTCACTGTCTCGTCATATTCACGCGGCTCCGTTGTGAATCCACAAGACTTGGCTGACGATCAAATCACGATGGTTGTCGATAATGCAAACGCTTTTGCGTTTAAGATCGACGATATCGAAGAGCGGCACTCGCACGTAAACTTCGAAGCACTTGCTACCTCATCTGGTGCATTTGCCCTGAAGCGTAAGTACGACGCGAACGTCCTGCAGGCTATCTCCGATGGCGCAGGTATCGCAGGTGCTGACGATGCCTCACTCTCTGGCGGGTTGACCACTACCAACTCTGCTCTGGGTACGGCATCTGCTCCAATCAACGTAGAAACCGACGATGCAGGCATCAACCTGATGCTGCTGATGGCACGTACACTCGACGATCAGTCCGTGCCGGAAGAGAATCGCTGGTTCGTAGCACCGCCGATCTTCTACGAGAAGATGTTCCAAGCCGGTAATAAAATG